GAGAGACTTCCATGCGGTAACACCGTCGCCGATTTTCCGCCTGCGTGTGTCGGATTCGTACACGACTTCGCCTTTGAGAAGCACCGGATTTGCGGCGGCCAGTGCGGCCGCCGTAAACATCGGGAATTGAACCCGCCCGGTTATCTTTTCAGTAGCTGCCATAGCGTCAGTTCATTCCGGGGATGGTACACTGAATGACGAACGTACTCGCCTTGAACTCGTCGATGGCCGCTTTTGCCGCTGCCTCTCCGGCACCCTTCGGGTCGTAAAAGTTGTCGTATGACTTCTTCAAGTCGGCCGCCAGTTTCAACGACAGCACGGAGTAGTTGAGCTTGATTACGTTCGACTCCGTCACTTGGATATACTGGTCGTCGCCCGTGTAGACATCGACGAGATCCTGCACGGGCAGGTACTGCGGGGTGTTGTTGTTCTGGAAGAGGAACTCGATGTACTTGTCGCCGACCTTGGCCCCGGAGTAAGGCGAATTGGCCGTCACCACGGTCTTGATGGATGATCCGCGCAGCACCTGATCGAGCGGGATGTTGATCGGCACGCCGATACGGCTGCCGTTCCGCGTGAGGTAGTAGGTCGCGGCGAACCCGCTAACCGTCGGAGCTTTCTCCGTGCTGTATTCGGGCAGGGCATCTTCCATGACGATACGCCCGGTGTAAGGGACTGCCGCCGTCGTCACGGTGCCGTCGGACTTGAACGTGATGGAAGCAGTAGCGAGGAATACCGTGCGACCGCTGTCGTCCGAAGCCATGCGGATAGTATCGATTAATCCGGTAACGGCCGATGCGGAAACCTCGGTGATGGAAACGAATCCGCTCACAGAATCTTCGATCTCCTGCAC